TAGAATATATGAAATTAGATACAAAAAATTCTTCTATTTCTTTATCACTCTTCTGTCTTGCAAACTTCTCAAACCAAAACCTATCCTTTCTCTTATAGAAGGCTTGATGTGTTGCTCTAACCTTACCACTATACTTTAAATAATCATACTTATCTTTTGTGAAGTGATTCTTCATTGCAAGATAGCATTTATAGGCATCAAAAGGCATCATAAAAAAAGTAATAAGGCGATTTTTTTGGCGGGGCTTTTTTCGCCCTTTTTTGGATTAAAAAACCAATTTCGCACGGCTAGTGCGTTTCAAAAAGTTTAACTCTTGTGCTTCATACTTAATTTTTTCTTTAAGTGGTTTGGATATAAGCTTAGGAACTGATTCAAGATCAATGGCATTAATTTCACAGAAAGAAACTATTGCATCAATGTAATTCATACTATCATTAGTCTGAACCAGACTCTCAATCTCCTGTGCAAATCGTGCAGGACAAAAGAACTTCTCCTTTAATGCCTTTTCAAGTTCATTCTCCATTCTCGCTCCTAGTATTGTGAGATACAAATTCTTTTATATAACGAACTAATAGTTTAATATAATCCCCTTTGTTCCGTTTGTCAAATACTTTCACCTCACCACCAGGTGTTACCATGATAGTGATAAGTTTTTTGACAGGAATTTCAGTTAATTCGTAGTAAGCAGCAGCATAAAACATTTCCTGAACAAAGTAGTTTTCAAGCCACTTTTCAGGTTTAATTTTTTCGGATGTCTTAAAGTCTATTACTGCTAATTCACCCTCATACTCCGCTATACAATCAACTCTACCTGCAAGACCATAATACTCAGAGAAAAGGGTTCTTTCTATAGCGTGTATATTATTTATCTTATCCAGATATGGTGTTGCATGATGCATCATAAACTTAGTTGCTGGTCTATAGTCTTCCCAAAGCAACTCTCTATTCTCTAAGTATGCCTGTGCTGCTTCATGAAAATCAGTTCCACGAGCAGTTGCTTTCTTAGTAATTCGATTAGCTTCTTCTACACCAATTCGCTTTCGCCAGTCAGCAAAGATCTGTCGGTTATAAAAAGAAGTTACAGATGTAATAGAGGGAACCCATCTACCATCTGGAAGATTGTATAACCTTATACCATTAGTTTCTTTCTTGTTTAATTCAAGATCACCTAAGTGATTAACATGTTCAAATTTCATTTAAATCCTTTAAGATTAGTAGGTTTCTTTTTTTTAAATAAAAAACTTACAGGGCATTTACTTACATTTTCTGTTCTAGCAAATAACTTTCCTTTCCAGTTTTTATCTTTCCAACCAGTTTGTTGTTTCTTTGCATATACAGACTTAATTTTAGAAATCATCTTAGGATTTTTTTCTTCCTTAAGCATGACTCCATCATCCAGATTATCTGTTGGATAGAAACGTATTTTACAGACAGGATCACCTTTCTTAATAATAACTGGTTTAGTTTCATCAACTACTGTCATGGCAAGACTAGATGCTCTTGACCAATTAGATAAATTAAACCAACCACCAACAGCAATAAAATTATTACTGTAAGAAGTCATTGGATGAGCATCAAATTCAAACCAAACATTATCCTCCTCTGTATAGAACATAAACATCGGAGACTTTAACTGCAACACTGGATGCGGTGCAGTAAAATAATTATCATGATACTCTAATAGATCTTTACGACTAGTTGTAACATGATTTCCTTCTGGAGTTCTGTCAACCTTGGCTTCAAAATCAACAGGGGAATGTGCCACAAATATTCTATTATTTTTATGATGCACAACAGGGCATTGTGAGTGAACATATTCTTCATCTAATCGTTCTCTCTTAAGGCACTGACCAGGAGTATCAACTCCAAAATAATGTATTTTTGTGCTCATTACATACCCATTTCCAGCTTAGTAAGGATGTATTCCTTAACTAATCCAGATCTAACAATATCTTCTACTCCAAACTCAACAATATTAACTGAAGACATGTTACGAAGAATCTCCATGAATCCTATAATACCATTCCTTTCATTAGTCTTAATCAAATCAGACTGAGTAGCATCACCACAGAACATAATCTTACTATTCTCACCAACTCTTGTTATTATACTATCAAGTTCATGAAAATTCAAGTTTTGAAATTCATCAACTATAATAATTGCTTTATCAAAAGTTGTTCCACGAATGAAACTAGTGCTCCAGAAAGAAATAGTATCCTGTGCCTTAAGATTACCATAAAGCATCTCAAAGTCTGCTTCACTTGGCATCTCAAACATATACTTTACCATATTCTTATAAGGAATCTGATAAAGGAATGACTTATCCTCATGATCACCAGGTAAGAAACCAATCTCTCTTGTAGATACAAGTGACCTTACAAGATATATTTTTTCGTATGGAGTATGAGGATCTAAAACATCTTGAAGTGCATTATAAAGAGTAATGAAAGTCTTACCAGTTCCTGCAACACCATATGCAATAAGATTTTTATCTTCTGCATAAGCACTGTAAAGTAATTTTTGATTCTCTGTGAGGGGTTCTATCTCCCTCATCATATCTGTATTAATAGGTTTTTTTCTTTTCATCTGCTTAGCCGTCATTCCTACACCAATAGGTTGGTCTGATTTCTTTTTTCTTGGCATGTTAATCAGGATCGGATACTGCGGATTGTGTTGATGACTCATAAGAGCCTTTACTTGCTAATCGTGCAGAAATACCTCCTGCTTTCTGAGATTTTTTCAGAACTTCTCCCCATGATGGGTGTTTTTTAGCTAGTTTATCCTGAAAATCACCAACACTCTCAACTCCCATAGCTGGCATTGTAGAAGGATCTGAGTAATCTCTTTCCCAATCAGGATTATCATCTTTCCATTGATCCCAGTCATGAACACTCATCACAACTTCTTTTTGCTCA